CAGGTATTTGAGTGAGGGTATTGAACTTGCAACAGAACTTGGAATACAAGTTGATGAGGCAGAATTAATTAGAACTAACTCAACAGGTCTTACAATCTACAATCCAAGTAATCTAGCAAGTATGATTAAAGGAATGAAGAATAAACATCAATCAAGAGAGGCAAAAATATTGGCTAGAAAACAATATGAAGAAAGTCTAAATTAGACTTGACATGGCTATCCTACTTATGGTAGGATAGCCCATACAAACAGAAAGGTATAATATGGAAAACAACACAACATTTAAAATAACTTATTATTCTAATAAGGATAAAAAACACATAACAAGAAATGCAAAGTGGACTGACAAGTGCAGATTTTGGACTAGCAAACAAGGTGCAAAGTTGATGACTTATTTTGACATGGACGCAGATAATTATAGAACTGCTAAAGGCAGTTGGAAAGTGAGGTACTAATGGATTACAATTTAATAATGTACATTGGAGTAGGTTTAATAGTAGTTGGTTTTTTAGGCTTTCTTTTTTGTGAAATGAAAGAAAGAGAAATAGACAGAAAGATTGCAGAAAACCAAAGATTTATTGACGCAATATTGAGAGCGAGGGATAATGCCAAATAAACATTTTTGCCAAGGACCAACTTGCCACGAACAAACTACACAAGATAGGTTTTTAAAATCTAGAGGTGTGATTAGAGGTCGTTATTCATATTGTGCTATTGATACTAATTGGAGTTATGGTAGTGGCGATAAATTCTTTTGCTCTCAACGATGTAAGTTTGATTGGCTAGAATTAAATATGCCTAACATTGAACAGGGCAGACCTGTTGAGTTTATCAGACACAGGCGAGAGAGTGGGGGTTATGAGAAAACAACCACGACTCACGAGAATAATTGGAGTGGTGGAACTTATACAACTAGTCAAATTGAAAGGGTTGACAATAGAACCGAGATAGACTAGGATAATCCTATTAACAAGAAAGGTATAATATGGAACAAACAAAAACAAATACAACTGCACAAGAGTTCAAGATTATTGAGAACTCAAAAGACGAACCAAACTACAAAAAAGTATCAGAGTTTGTAGGTGGCATGGTAGAATGTGTAACATTTCCCAATGGGGATTTAATGTTATTAAATGAAGAGGGCAAGCTAATGCAACTGCCATTAAATCCAGAGGCAACTGCATTGTGGCGTTCAACATTTACAAAAGACAAGTATGCTACAGGATACAATGACTTCGTTGTAGGTCCAGTGATCTACATCAAGAAAAAGGCGCTCAAACATTGGGCGTAACCTTTCTTGCCATGGCCCTAACGGGCCATGGCCCACAGAATATATTTACATATCAATAGAGGTACCACACCCAAACTCAATTAAGTTTTGTTTACATAAGTCGATACACCTTTACACAAAAAGGGGTCCCACTACTCTAGGTTGTATTGCTTGTTTTAGACAGTTAAGGGTGGTATAATACTTCTTCACTGGTAAAAAGGTGCAAAAAATTTTATAAAATTTTTTATGAAAAAAAATATAGATATAAATAAGTTACCCTCGGAAGTTCGTGCTCAGTATAAAAGATTTAAGGTTATGCATGCTGAGAAAAAAATTCAAAGAAAAGCAAAAGATGATTTTATGGCATTTACAAAGGCTGTTTGGCCAGAGTTTATTGAAGGTGCACATCATAGAGTTATTGCTCAAAAGTTTAATGACCTTTCAAATAAAAAAATTAATAGATTAATTATTAACATGCCACCAAGACACACGAAATCTGAGTTTGCTTCTTACTTGCTACCAGCGTGGATGGTGGGCCGTAATCCAAAACTCAAGATTATTCAGGCAACCCACACAGGAGAACTTGCTGTAAGGTTTGGTCGTAAGGCTAAAACGCTAATTGATAGCGAAGAATATTCTAAAATTTTTGACACAAGTCTAAGAGAAGATAGTCAGGCTGCTGGACGTTGGGAAACTGCCCAAGGTGGTGAGTATTTTGCAGCTGGTGTTGGTGGTGCAATCACGGGCCGTGGTGCGGACCTCTTGATTATTGACGATCCACACTCAGAACAAGACGCAATGTCAGCTAACGCGTTCGAAAATGCGTATGAATGGTATACATCAGGACCAAGACAACGTTTACAACCTGGTGGTCAAATAGTTTTAGTTATGACCAGGTGGTCAAAAAAAGATTTAACAGGAATTTTACTCGACAATCAGAAAAAAATTAAAGGTGATCAGTGGG